GCATTATTAAACAATGTGGCTAGGTCTTTGAGTGGGCAGCAGCCAATGGCAAGTAAAAATGCAACGCAGGAACGTACATACATTAAGGCAAATGGCGATGTATGGGAGCATACAAGCTGGTGGGAATGGAATTATATTATTGCACTGTTAAAGATTATGGCAAAAACAGAGGATTTACAAGAAGCATACGGCAATGGAAATATGAGCGGGTATGTGAATGATTCAACGAAGTATTACGGAGTACTTGCCTCAGGCAGTATGGACGATAAAGGGCAGTTTTACGGATACAATGCTGGAAACAAACAGGTTAAGGTATTCCACACAGAGGCAATGTGGGGCGATCAGTGGGAGCGTATCTGTCAAATGGTATGCGATAAAGGTGTTGTGAAAGTGCAACCGTATGGGGATTGCAATTTAACTGGCGCAGGATTTGAAAAAGTGCTGGATTTTGCAGATTATGGAGTAAGCGGCAGCGTTGGCGGTTACATGAAAGATACTGTTATGACGAAAGCGGGACGTTTCCCGGTAACATATACAGGCAGCAGCTCAACATATTTGTGTGATTACTTTTGGTTGAATACGGGCATTGTGGCTGTGCCTCTTGTGGGCGGCGACTGCGGCTTCGGGCTGTATTGCGGGGCTTGCGTGACCTTGGACAACACCGCTGGCAATGCGGGCTGGAGCATTGCGCCCGGTCTTTCTTGTAAAATGCCTAACGCTGCGTAAGCAGCAAAGGGGGAACGGGGGATTTTTCCCCCGCAGGAAAGTACAACATACGAAAAAATAACGGTAGAGAGAATATAGTAGGGGATTTCCGGGGCGTGGCTGTGCCTCTTGTGGGCGGCAACTGCAACAACGGGCTGAATTGCGGGGCTTACGTGAACTTGAACAACACCGCTGGCAATGCGAACTGGAACATTGCGCCCGGTCATTCTTATCAAATTATGGAAGATTAACCAAATGCCCCGGAAATTCCTACACCGCTGGCGGTTGAAATACCGCTGAAAGTGAAAATACAGCCGCAAAAGGTGCAGTATGGTAGCCGGGGCGAAACCATTAGTTGTATAGTGTGGCGAATTACTGCAAGGCGATAAGAAAGAGAATAAGAATGATTAGTTTTAATGGCGTAAGCGAACAACTGTATATACCAGAGGAACAAATAAAAGATATATACAATGCATCAAAAGGAAAGAGTAAGAAAGAACAGGCACAGATAGTAAAAGCGAATGTAGAACACTACAGAAAA